GGCAAAATTTCTTAAAATTTCGAATGCTCCTATTACTGGTCAATTAATCAGTCTTGACGGAGTCAAAGCTATTGCTACAGCAACAGCAACAGCAACAACAGTTACAATTGATTATGTTGATGGAACTACTACTACAGTAACAACAGCAGCTCAAGTAGGTCATGATGTTTACAATTCTATATTAGATAATATGGAAGTAGCATTAGCTACATCTTGGCAAAAACCTTACTTTGAGGTTTTATTACCAAAAGCAGTTACAAGTATTGTTAATGCATAACAATAATTAACCAACTAAAACTACAAGAGGCTACAAAAAAAAGTAGCCTCTTTTTTTTTTGCTATCTTTGTAAAAAAGAAATTTCATGATTAATTCTGTAAGAAATACGGTACTTGCTGTACTTAATAAAAACAACTACGGTTACCTTTCTCCACAAGATTTTAATTTGTATTGCCTTCAAGCTCAAATGGACTTGTTTGAGGATTATTTTTACAGTTATAATAACTGGATTGTTAGGCAAGTTCAAGGAACTTCAGGAACAGGTTATGCAGATATTGTAAGAGGATTAGAAGAGGTTATAGACACTTTTAGTATTACCGCTCCTTTGCTTAATGAAAGCACAGCTGACTTGAGTGTAAGTAATTATACGCTACCAACTTTTGCTTTAAACGGAAGTGACTATTATTTATTAAATAAAATATTAGTTTATCAAAAAATAAAATCAACTGGAAGCACAACAGGTACATCTGGTGGACAAAATCAACTTATTGATTCGGCTGCTACCTTTGAAACAGATGGTGTTGTTGTTGGGGATATTGTAGGGTATGTATCAAGTGGTTTGCCTTTTAATGCGGTGGTTGAACAAGTTGTTTCAGAAACTCAAATTGTAATAAATGAAAACAATATAAATGCAATAGGAATTGATTACAATATTTATGACTCAGAAGTTTTAAAAGAAGCAGAAAAAGTTACCAATACCAAGATAACAATGCTAAACAATTCGTTGTTGACTAAACCAACTTTGACTTACCCAGCATATGTTCAAGACGCAACAAGAGGGAAAATTTATCCAATAACTATAAATAATCAGGGTCAAATAATAAGTCAATATATTAGATATCCATTTGATCCGAATTGGACTTACCTTGAAACCTCAGGGCAAGATCCAATATATAACCCATCTGATGCATTACATCAAGATTTTGAGCTACCTCTATCTGATGAACCTATTTTAGTGGCAAAAATATTACAATATGCTGGAGTAGAAATAAGAGAAGGAGATGTGGTTCAATTTGGTCAAGCAGAAGAATCATTAGATACACAAGAAACAAGTTAAGATGGCATATATAAATCAATATCAATACTACACAAATAACAACACTAATCCTAATGATGAAAACTGGGGTTCTTATCAATATATTTCTTTGGAAGATATTGTAAATAACTTCATGCTTATATATCAGGGAAACATGGAGTTGGTAAATAATTTAAATAGATATCAAGTTTTATTTCACGCTAAACGAGGTATACAAGAATTAAATTATGATGCTTTAAAAGAAATAAAAGTTTTACAATTAGATATAGATTCTAATTATAGATTTGTTTTACCTTCTGACTTTGTAAGTTGGGTAAGAGTTTCGCAATGGAAGGATGGATTATTATATCCATTAACTGAGAACATACAAACTAATTTTTCTGATGCATACTTACAAGATAATCAAGCTAATCTTTTGTTTGATCAAGACGGTAATGTATTAAGGCCTCAAGATAGTCAGGTAGATTTAGCCAGGATTCAGGGAAGTGCCAAAAGTATTTACTTAAATTCAGGAAGTCCATTTGATGGTCAAGAGGGATATTGTGTAGATGACTGTTGGTATTTTGATTACCAGATAGGAGCACGTTTTGGTTTGAACACAGAAACAGCTAACGCTAATCCGACATTTAAAATAGACAAAAAAGCTGGAGTTATAAACTTTAGTTCTACAGGAGGAGCAATATCGGTGGTATTAGAATATATTTCAGATGGCATGGAAAATGGAGACGATGCATCTGTAAGTTTAAATAAATTATTTGAAGAGTATATATATGCATATATAAGATATTCTATTTTGAACGGAAGACTTGGGATTTCTGAATACATAGTAAATCGAGCCAGAAAAGATAAATCATCTCTTCTAAGAAATGCTAAGTTAAGATTAAGTAACATACACCCTGGTCTACTTTTAATGAACTTAAGAGGCCAAGATAAATGGATAAAATAATATGCCAATAGTTAACACAAATTTTATTGCAGGACGAATGAACAAGTCTGTGGATGAGAGACTTCTTCCACCAGGCGAATATGTAGATGCAATAAATGTACGGTTGGGGTCAACAGAAAACACGGAAATAGGAGCTGTAGAGAACTCAAAAGGAAACACATCTTTAACAACTTTAAGTTATGGAGGTCAAGCCTTATCATCTTCAGCCACATGTTTAGGGGCACTTGATGATGGTCAACTTGAAACAATGTATTGGTTTGTACATGACCCTGCAAATCCTGTTGCTGCGAATGGTGTGGTAGATATGATAGTATCATATAACACCTCTAATAACCAATTAAGATATCATGTTATAACATTAGATGTTTTAAGGTTTAACCCAGAATATCTTATAACGGGCGTAAACAAAATTGAAGATTTACTTTTTTTTACTGATGGTATTAACCCACCAAGAAGAATAAATATAAATTCAAATTATGATTTTCCAACAGGCAACGTTGATGGTATAGAAGAAGAAGATAATTAATAAATGCAGCTGGGGGGCAAAATTATTTAAAGAATAGATTTATAAGCTTTGCATATAGGTATAGATACCTTAATAATGAATATAGTGCAACGTCTTTATTTTCTCTCCCTGCTTTTCAACCTTCAAATTTTTTATTTGATACCAAGACTTATGATAATTCTGGTATGCAAAATAATTTTAATGCAGCTACGGTTAGATTTAGTACGGGAAGTGATAGGGTTACACAAATTGATTTGTTATATAAAGACTCTAACACAAATAGTATTTACGTTATTGAGAGATTTAAAAAACAAGACTATGGTTGGGCAGATAATTCAGAGCAAGAGTACATTTTTACTAACAGTAAAATATACTCTGTTATTGGAGCTGATGAGTTATTAAGACTGTACGACAATGTACCCTTAAAGGCTCAAGCTCAAACGATAATGGGCAACAGATTAATTTACGGTAATTACACTGACAATTTTAATATAGAAAATATTAATGTCCTTCTGCAACCACAACTATTTCAAATTCTTTAGCTACTGTTAATCTTGCAGATATAGAAGACCAATTAAAAAATGGAGCTCAGTTAAGTTTTAATATTAGGTTAGAGCATGCTGAAAAAAATGGTACAACAACAACTCCATGTTATATAGATAACGCTGGTTTTGAAAGTGCAGATACCACTTTAAATATTTCAATTAATCTTACTCAAGACTATACAAGTGTATATGATTTCGTAAACTCTACAGATTTTGAAAACGCAATAGGTACAATAGAGGGAGTTAATTTTGAACCAATGGCTACGGCTGATGCTGGTTTTTCTCTTACAGATAAATTTAATGCTGCTTTAGTTCCTCCACAAATAACCTGTGCTTTTACAAAAGAAATAAGTAGTATTACAAACGCTACATCACAACAAGGTTTTGGAATAACTTCGACTCCTGGTTCATCAACGTTTACTTTACAGGCTTTAGCCATGAAGTATACAAATACTACGGGAGCAGTGCTTAGTGACATGTATGAGTATTTTAGATTTTTGAGTTTTAGAATAGAATTCAGCTCTGACACAAATAGAAACACTTTACATAGTAACAGAGATTTTGAAACAGGTATTGTTTATATGGATGAATACGCCAGGGCTTCTACTGTTTTGGTTTCTGAGTTTAACACTATTTATATTCCTGCTTCATCGAGTGTAAATAAAAATAGTATTCAAGCAACAGTAAATAATTACGCCCCAACTTGGGCTACTAAATATAAGTTTGTTGTCAAACCAAGTAAAACTGGATATGAAACTATTTATTCTAATTTCTTTTATACTAATCCTTTTGACAATGTAACTCATTTTAAATTAGAGGGTGATAACACTAACAAAGTAAAAACGGGAGATAGGCTTATTGTTAAAAGAGACACAGGAGGTGCAGTAACATCTTTAATTGAGACGACAGTTCTTGGAGTTGAGGCACAAAGTTCTGACTTTTTAAATGGAGAACAAGAACTTGGAACGGATTCTGAACAATTGGCAGGTCTTTATATGCAACTTAAGGCTTCCAATTTTTCTATAGAAATTGCTGATGATGCTGTAATTGATTACGGAGTAAGATCAAGAGCTTCAAAAAGCGAATCCACTTGTAACTCCGTATGGGCTATATCTTATCCACTGTTTACTTATGATGCTGACGCAGGTACAACTACTAATTATAGCGTGCCTGGAGGATCAATAGTAGATTTTAAGTTTAACTTTAACAGACCAGGAGCTAATTTCAATAACCCTCAAAGATCATGGGCAATTGAAGGTCAGGTTGTAGCCTCTGAAAATTTTAATGATTTTAGAGATTTTTGGAACTCTTCTAATATAGACTTAACAGCAGACAGTGTTGCCAATGCTGACCCTCAATATTTTTTCAGCTCAACTGTTGCTCAACCAACGGGGTCAGGTATTGATCCTAATGTAGGTGGTAGTGGTGGAACATATCAAAGAGCTGGGGACGTTCTCTGTAACGGCATTTTTAGTATGAACTTTCAATTTATACAAGCAGTTCCAGGAGACACAACAAGTCCATTATGGTTTGGAGTTAGATGTGGAGGGATAGGTGTAGACAATCTTTTCACAAATAAAGATATGACTATTAATGTTGAAATAATTGTTCAAAGAGCCAATTCAGTATTAGTTTTTGAAACACAGCCAGCAGATGCAAATGAAGATATTTATTATGATGCTTCAAAAGCACTTTCATTAGTAAGAGATTCAGGAACAGGATTTATGCTACACCAGTCT